TGGCTTCTTCATCTGCTAATTTTTGAGCATTCTCGTCTGCAATACGCTGATCTTCTATTGCTTTAAGCCTTGCNGCTTCTTCATCTGCTAGCCTTGCTGCCTCTGCTTTTCTTTCATTTTCAGCTTGAGCAGCTTGGAGTGCTTTTTGTCTAGCCGCTTCTTGGGCTGCTTCTGTAGCCTTGTTTTGAGCTAATATTGCTGCATCATTCTCAGCTTTAATCCTTGCTGCTTCTGCTTCCTTTGCAATTCTATCAGCTTCCTTTTTCTTAGCCTCTTGCTCTAACTTTATCCTTTCGGCTTCTTTTTTTTGATCCGGTGTTCCACCATTTTCAGCCCAAAACTGATCTGCATTTATACCTAAACTGGAAAAAAGTTCTGCTTGTGCTTCAGGTGTTCCTAAATTAATAAAATTATCAAACCCACCACCAAGAAGTTCTTTGACCGCATTTAATGGCGTTATTTGGTTATTTATTAATCTTTTTCTTAGCCCTATTCTAGGGTCTGGATTTCCATGAGGGGCCATGTAAGGATTTGTATCTCTTAGTCCTGAATGTGATATTCCACCAAGAGAACCTGTACCAGTGTTGGTAGTTGAAGAATTAGGATTGTTAATATCTGATGTAGTATTAGTCCCTGTATTAACATGCTGAAATGTTGATATATTCGAGAGTTTTTGATCAGATTCAAGTTCTCCAAAACCATCATCATTAATTATGTTATCAATAACAACATCATCAGGTGTTGTTGCAGCAGTATCATCAGGTCTTCTTTTTGGGTGATCAGCAAACTCTAATTCAGACGCTTTATCTTCAAATGTCTGTATAGGTGATGGTGAAGCCTGTCTAACTACTTCTGGTTTAGGTGCAGATTGAACAGTAGGCAATGTATTAATTGTCTGTAACTTTTTGGGTGAAAAATCTATTGGCTCAAACTTAGAGAAATCAAGATTTAATCCCTTTAGACCTGATAGGTTAATAGCCATTAATTTTCTCTGGAATAGAAATAATTAAACATTACCAATCGTCCACCAACCATCATCATCTGATGAAAAAATCATAGTCGTCGAATCTGCAATCGTACTTAAAACAAGCGTTAAACTGCCATTTATATTCTTTCCGTTTCCGTCTATGGTTATTTGTGAATTAGTTATAGCGACTGTGACCATGTGACCATCCTCTGGTTCTCCAATCATAGTTACTGTTTTTGGCGTGGTATTGGCGGCTATAACAATTTCATGTGAAACATTACCTGTAATTGAGTAATTATCCGTTTCACGTGAAACAAAAACGCTTGTAATAGACCATAAATCAATCAATACCTGTCTAATATCTTGTAATGAAGGTTCAGAAGGTAAAGAATTAGGGTCTCTTAATATTCTATTAGTCATTAGAATCCTTTTGCGTTGTCGCATCTATCGCCAAACTTAAAATATCAACCTTTGAATCAGAAGTTGAGCTTATTCTAATAATGGCTTCCCTGCAGACTCCACTAGGAAATCTATGTAATGTTATAATACCGCTTCCTGAAACTGTATTAGATACTGATTGACTAAAATCATCTAAATTACCATCCTTAGCAACAGATACAGTAATAACCGTACTTGAAGAACAATTATATCGAACATAAGTTCTCGTTATCGAAATCTTCTCTTGAGGTTTTCCTAATTTATCTGAATTTATAACAATACTATCAATTGTTCTTGTTATAGAATTTCCATCATCTTGATATTCTGAATCCTTTAGTTCATAAAGTTTTCCATTTGAGTGATCCAAGCAGATAGTTTTTCCATAAATATTACTATAAGAAAAAGCATTAAATCTTTGACTTAAAGCGCCCTCTCTCTTACACCACTTTCCTGTTCTTTCTGAATAAGTCCAAGACCTATTCGCTGCAGGAAAATTCATTTCTATAAAATTTTCTCTATCTACAACATAAGATGAAAATATAACATCACTTACTATTGTGTAATCACTTACTTCTGCGTCTAAACCAGATATAACAACTGGCTCATATTGAGCGCCAGACATTACATTGACTCTGCGCTCTTGATCCATGAAATATATTTTATTATCAATCGAGGTTATTGCATTTTTACCAATAATGCCTCTTTCTATAACTTGTTGTCTTGCTAAAGGTGGTCTACCTACACCAGTAGTTTTCCATATCTCAGAAAATGTCTCTCCCATCAAATAAAGCAGTTGGTTATGAGCATGGACAGATACAAGGTTGTCTGAAAATGACTCTGCTGTAGCAAAATCTAAAGCATTAATATCAGAAGCATCATTAAGTGCTGATGCTAAAAACTGTCCATTTGGTTGTTGGTAATGGAATCTCAAATCCATATATGCAGAACTTGAAGCTGTATCATCAATATCAGGATCAGTTATAGTAGTAAGACCGCCAGATACCGTATAAAGATAAATAGTGTCGCCAGTACAGACAACTAACTGAGTACCATCAGTTTCCATCTGTACATTTTCTGGATCATTTGAGATAGTTCCAATTGATGTTGCATCACCAGTATTTGCTACAGAATATAATGCAGAACCAAGAACAACATATAATATGCCGCCCATCGTTATCTGACCCCTCCCTGCACCTCCTACAGAATATTTCTCTATTAAATTATTCGTAAGATCAATCGTATAAAATAATTTATCACCATTAGCGTAAACTACGTCCCTAATAGTGTCAGTCGTAGCTATTCCTGCTGAACCTGTAATTGAAAATCCTGATAAATCTAAAGCGGTACTTGATGTTGCTATATCTAATTCTAATGAAATATTGTCTATAATCCTTATTTCATAACCATCAAGACTGACACTAATACCAAAGAAGTCCTCTGATCCAGAAGCAAGGTTTTTTGATTGAACTGAATTTACTGATCTACCATTTATATAGTAATCATTTCCATAATCAGCGACATACTCCCTTCTCAATACCTGAGAACCCTGATCTGTAAAAAACAAATTATTAGCATCAGCCCAATGGAATCCTGTGACTTGGCTAACTATTGTTATACCTGTATAAGCTAGACTAATTCTGCCAGTATAGGTTGCTGTAGAAATATCAAAAGCAGTCGTGAGTGTAGCGTAGTAGATATAAGTTTCACCAAGTAGACAATACTGAAGTTGCAATCCATCTAGGCGTTAAATATATATGTGAAGTTGAATATATAGGACTTCCTGTTGTTGTAGAAACATCATAAGTATTAGTTGTATCAACAATGCTAGAGGCAGATATATCAAAAGGAACAGTAAGCTCATACTGTCTAACATCTTCTTGTGCGCCATTGGTAGAACCAATAAATAAATGCTTACCATCTTCTGATACAAATATACCTTGCGCGTAACTCTTTTCAGTCGTGAAATCATAACTGTCTATCAATGCCGCGGAGGAAGCAATATTACCAAACTCACTCAAACCTGGATATTGCCTTAAACCACCATCGGAATGGTCATATAGGTTAATTCTTTTTTGGCTATCAATACCAAGTCTTGTTGATTCGTAACTCGAAAAAGGTACAGAGACTTCCATTACATATAGCTCGCAGGGATAGTTTGACCAGACCAAGGCTTAGACATAACTTTAATCATGTTATCTATGCCACCCTCACCCTTAACACCTACTCTAAGAACGATTCTTTGATAATGTTTATCAGGGATATCCCATCTATGGGCGCGTCTTACCGCCATCATGCCTGCAAAATCTTCAATAAATTCATCAGGTACATTAGCAGAATCAAATTCAATTATTTGCTTTCTATCTAATTCGGCATAAAGTTGATCATAAGCCAAGCCTAGATCAGTTGTCATATCGGTTGTTTCAGTTTCACCCGTACCAATAAGGCCCATCATTTCTGCAGTATAGGTTACTACTTGCGCTTTTGTTCTCGACATTTAAACCTCCTAGTTAGAGGTATCATAACCTAAAAAAAAGGCCACCAAAAGGCAGCCTTCTTCCTAGACATACAATTTACTTAGTAGTGTAGTAAGTCGTGATAGTTAAGTCACCTGCCGCAAATGTAGCTGCTGCTGCATTAAACTCAACTTGAATCATCGTCTTACCGCCACCTGCAGTAAAAGTCTTTGGCCCGTCCTTCAATACACCACCATAACGAAGTGTTGTGAAGGCTTCAGGATTAACACCTGCTACAGCATCACCCGTCCATACACCACCATTCAAGAGACCATCAGGGTCTGCAGCATCGGACTCATTAGCCGCCCAACCTACATCACCATCTAATGTCTCAACACCAGTATCAATATCGTCTGCACGAAGAACACCATCGTGAATAGTCGCACCATCTGGAACATAGTGCATTTCAAAAATGTCACCATCCTCTACATTTGCTGCTACTGCATAAGTACCCCAACCAATGTGCATAACCCCTGCTAAGGAATTATCCGCAATTGGAAAGGAAGCTGCTGCTCTTGCAGCCGTTAATGTTTCTGCCGCCATGATAAGACTCCTTTAGTCGTCAAGTGCTGCTACATAACCTGTAACCATGCCATGCTGCTTAAGATCAGCAGTATCACCAGTTCCAGTACCGAAGCGTAGTTTGTCAATTTCATGCCATTGTCTAATACCAAGGCCTTGTTTGTCACCGTAATCAAAATCATCATCCATTGACTGAGGACGTTTAGCGATAGCCATACCAAGCGCCTGAATACCACAAAGGTAAACGGGAGCAACTTGAATGCTAGAAGCACCAACAGCACCAGTAACAGGTATATCTTCTATTTCCACGATAGCAACGTTTTTAACAACGTAATCTGCACCTGAAAATATAGGATTGCTCTTGCCACGATTTCTTGCATTTCTTTGATCTGAAATGAAGTCAGAATTTTGCTCCAAGTCTCTCAAAGCAAGCGAACCAACAAACAAAACATAAGCATCAGACTTCGATGTTTTAGTTCTATTCTTCAATGGCCCAACTTTTGGAGAAGCACTTTTTGCCATCCGCTTCATTAAAGAAATTATATCAGGGGATAGTTTATCCGCTGTATTGTCAATGTTTGCCAAAGATGCAGAGTGATCACCCGTTGTGTAGTTAGAAGTTGCTGCTCCAAACAATACTCGGTCATTGTTATCAGTGATCCATGTGTCTTTTTGGGCTTCTGAGGCATCAGCGTATTTAACACCGTTGATAGAACCCAAAGCATCAATAATCTGATCCCTTACAAGCTCGGTTTCCCAAGTCATAAGTGCAGATTTAGCTGCCTTCCGTAGATCAATTGCAGAAAACTGGTCTTGAAGTACAGGAATAAGAACAGCATGACGATACTGATCAATAGTGAGCTTCTGGCTACGAGAAATCAATGCTTCCTCATTACCCTGAAGTGTATTAGAACCAGTTGTAGCAGAGTTCTTTAACTTATTAACTAAGCCAAATGTTACGCTATCTCCTGGTGCTTTCATCAACTTTTCTTTAAGTTGAATTAGTGAATTTTCGTCCGTACCCATATAGGACACGAATTGATTGGCATTAATGGAATCTTCAAAGAACTGATCATCCCATTGTTGTACCGTTAAACCTGATGCTGCTGCTGTCTCAGCCATGATAAAACCTCAAATTAGTTATTCAAAATACTGTCTAGGGGCTTCTGGCCTGTAAAATTAGTACCTTTTAAAGTACCTGATGACCTTGCTCCCGACATTGATTGTGGTATTGAATTATCAATATCAGCTTCGATTTTAGCATCCCCTGCGATTTCGGCTCTGACTTCTGCTTCGATCCTTTTCCTTTCCTCGTCTTTCCATTTATCAACAAGGTCTGGATTATTGAATCTCTCAGCTTCATCTAATTCTTTGGCCATAGTCATTATTTCTTCAAATGGTTGACTAGAACCTCTGAATCTTTCCACCAACTTAGGATTATTAGTCATTGCCTTTGTCGCCTTATCTAAAGCTACTTGGACAACTTCTTCACCATGTTCCTTAACTACTGATTCTTGCGATATTTTAAGACGATCATTAAATATAGCTTGGCTGACTGTTTTTTGAACATGATCAGTTAAACTATTTTCAAATTCTGCCTCTCCATCGTAAATAGACGGTAGCTTCGGCTCTGTTGGCTTCTGCGCCTCAGAATTTGCCTTTAAAGCATCTAGTTCTGCTTGCAAACCCTGTCTTTTGTCTCTTTCAGCATGTAAAGCAGCTAAAGGGACTTTTATATCGGATTTTGTATCATCTGATTCCGACGACGAATCGTTTTCTACGTCCGTTTGGGGTGATTCTGTCTCAGTATTTACTTCTGATTCAGTTTCTTTGGTTTCCAGATTTTCCTGTACTTCCTCAGTTACCGTTTCTTCCGCTTGTACTGCAGATTCCTCGCCTCCAAGTAATGATCCTAAATCTTTAGGGGTAAAATCTTCACTTAATTGTTCACTCATACCTATCCCACTCTCTCGTTGTGGATTCCGAAAACGCCCTTGAGGTGGCGACCCTATGTTTAACGTCCTTTTAGCTAGACGGCAGCTTGATCCTCACTATGAATCAAATTCGCGTTAATTGCAAACAACTTGAATTAAATTCATATTGATAAATTAGTTGGTGCTATTGGCATTGCCTCTAATATTGAATTTTCAATAGCAGTTTGTTGTGCTGCAGAAACATTTTTAGCTGTTTCAGAAGCATCCTTTCTAACCTTGGCTATTGCGCCTTCTTTCTGGATATTCTTAACTTCTTCCTTTTCTGCTTCTGCCTTTTGCATAGCCTGTTGTTGTTCAGGTGTTAGTTGTTCAGGGGCAATAAGTAATTCTTTCTGCTTGGATCGTATTGGAGCNATTTTGATCACCGCTTCCCATGGAACTTTATCGGGATTAATACGGTACATTTCAAATAGCTTCTCGAAAGTTTCTTCCTGTAGAGAAGTAATATCAGGTACATCTTCAATAAATATATCAACATCTATCTCTGATACCTTATTCTGCATAGGTTTCGACCCATCAGGTGCAACCACAGGATCATCTAATCTAGGGTGATTCTCTAGTTCAACGGGTAATTGTCCATTATTCTGCTCTATAGCAAGATCACGAAGGGTCTTTCTACGGTTTAAGCCGACAAAACGCGTATTAGATTCGTCATCAGTAACACGAATCCATTTCTCTTTAGTCCAGAACTGTCTAATTCTATTCCAGATAGCACGATATAC